CTTAAATAGAGAAGGATGTAGATTTAGACCATCAGATAGATCACCAGGATCTAGGGTTGCAGGTAAAATAGAATTGCATAAAAGACTGATGATAGATGAAGAAACAGAAGAACCAGGCATTGTTATAATGCAGAACTGTAGAAACCTTATAAGTCAGTTAGCAGCTTTACCAGTGGACTCTCGTAATCCTGAAGATGTTGATACTAAAGCTGAAGATCACTTGTATGATGCGTTAAGGTATATGATTATGTCAAGACCAACCAATATACGCACAGCATATGAGAATACTCCAAAAACTAGGTATCAACCATCTGATTCAGTGTTTGGATATTAATATGGAAGTTTTTGTATATACACTTATAGTTTTAGCATTAATGCTTGCTGCTGGTGTATTTATATGGGCCGCATATTCAAAAGACTAACATAAGGAAAAAATATGGCAGATGATAACGATATAGTAGTACTAGATGATGTAGAGAGTACAGAAGAGTCCTACGTTAATTTAGTTAGTTATGTTAAGGCTAGGTTTGATAGAGCTAAAGATGGTAGGCATACTGATGAAGAACGATGGGTACAAGCCTATAGAAACTATCGTGGTATATACGGACCAGATGTACAATTTACAGAAACAGAAAAATCTCGCGTATTTATTAAAGTAACTAAGACAAAAGTTCTTGCAGCATATGGTCAGATCATAGATGTTCTATTTAGTCAGAATAGATTTCCTATCGGTGTAGAACCAACTACCTTACCTGAAGGTGTATATGATAGTGTGCATATAGACCCTAAAGAAGAAGAACAAGAACAAGCCTTTGAAGAGTTTAAGAGTATATATGGTTTTCCTGGTGATGGCAATGATCTAGAGCCAGGTGATACTTCAGCTATATTGAATGAGAAACTTGGTGCGTTAGAAGATAAACTAGAAGATTTAGAAGGACTCAAAGAAGGTCCAGGTCAAACACAATCAGCTATTACTTTTCATCCTGCTATGGTTGCAGCTAAGAAGATGGAAAAGAAAATCAAAGATCAACTAGAAGAATCGGCAGCAACTAAACATCTCAGACATTCTGTGTTTGAGTGTGTATTGTTTGGAACTGCTATTATGAAAGGCCCATTTGCTTTTGATAAAGAATATCCCAACTGGGAAGATGATGGTACATACGATCCAGTAATTAAAACTGTACCTAAAGTAGAGTATACATCTGTTTGGGATTTTTATCCTGATCCAGATGCATATAATATGGAAGACTGTGTATATGTTGTTGAACGTCACAGACTAACCAGATCACAACTTAGAGCATTAAAGAAGCGTCCGTTTTTTAGAGGTAAGTCTATTGAAGCTGCTATTAAAGAGGGTGAAGACTATAGCCGTGAGTGGTGGGAAGATAGTTTAACAGACAATGAAACTGCATCAGATTTTGGTGGAGAAGGTTTTGCTGGTTATGGTGGAGATGTTGAAAGGTTTGAAGTACTAGAGTTCTGGGGTACTATAGATAAAGATATAGCAGAAAGCCAAGGATTAGAGATACCTGAAAATGAAATCAAAGATGATGAGATACAGATTAATTGTTGGGTGTGTAACAATCAAATACTAAGGTTAGTTATAAACCCATTCGTACCAAAGCGTATCCCATACGTTGCAAGTCCATACGAGATTAACCCATATAGTTTCTTTGGTGTAGGTCTAGCAGAGAACATGGACGATACTCAAACATTAATGAACGGTTTTATGAGATTAGCTGTTGACAATGCTATCTTATCTGGTAATCTATTGATTGAGGTTGACGAG